GATCCTAAACACAGTTTTCAACTGTGCATGGATCTTGACTGCGCTACTCTAGCACTAAATGATGCTAGACTAGTGAGAGCGAATCCACAAGAAAGGTTGGAAGCAGCGTGGCTCCATACAAATCGAGAGTGAAAACCTTTGAGGAATTCCACGACGGTCTGGCTTGGACCGGCTCAGCCGATTCAAGCCATGACGGTGGACCTCAGGGTAGACACCCTCAAGGAGCCAGTGGGACACAAGAAGTCCTCGAGACATCCGGTCATCCTTTCCAATTGCTCGGAAAGGGTTCCGGAGATATCGGGGGCGACTTCACCGCGGTTCGTAGGTTTTATGAATTCTCCGAGAAGAGAGTTCATAATAGAACTACGACTGATGAAGAGAACATATTTGCTGGTAACTACCTCGGTAGTTACTATGCTCATAGTTCCTTCACTGATGACTCTGACTTTCCTCCTGCTATCCTTGTCAGTCCATCTGAGATGGCTGAAAAGGGTACAGAAGCGATTGCGCGAGTCATACCAACGAATCCCATCAACGATGTAGTAGTATCACTTGGAGAGTTACGGAGTGAAGGAATTCCCTCCGTAATCGGCGCCAGCTCCTGGAAGTCTAGAACACTCGCCGCTCGCAATGCGGGCGAAGAGTATCTAAACTACCAGTTCGGCTGGAAACCGCTTGTCTCTGATGTGCGATCCTTGGCTGACACTGTTCTTAGATTTGACGAAATCAAGGAACAGTATGAGCAAGAATCGGGTAAGCTACTACATAGACGCTACTCATTCCCCATTGAAGAATCTGATCCTGTTATCACTGAATCGGTTCAATACCCGGTTCCAGCGATATCAGTTGGGTTCTTCAACGGCATGGGTAAGACTACCAAAACTAGCACTGTAAAGCGCAAGTTTTGGTTTTCTGGAGCTTTCACGTACTATCTTCCCCCAAAGGGGACGATGGCACATGAAGTCGCCGTAGCTAAAAAGCTATGGGGACTCCGGTTAGACCCGGAAGTACTCTGGAACCTTACTCCATGGACCTGGGCCGTTGACTGGTTTACTAACGCTGGGGATGTTATCCACAACGCTAGTATGTTCAGTCAAGACGGCCTTGTGATGCCTTACGGGTACATCATGTGCGAAACCACACGTGATGATCTGTACGTTCACTCGGACTCCACCATGAAACGTGATGGAAGCCCTGTGAATGTCTGGCAACGCTTCACCACTGTGGTGAAGCAGCGCGAGAAGGCAACACCTTACGGATTCGGTCTAACTTTCGATTCGTTTACGGATCGACAGTTAGGCATATTGGCTGCCCTTGGTTTGACCAGGGGCACCACCGGTATGAAGTACGACTAAACGTAAGTCGTACCGACTACCACCCATGACTCTCTGGGAAATCCCCGGAGGGCCAGACAAGTCAGGAGTAGTTGTCGTGTTCTCGGATCCACAGACGTTGACGATCAGCTCGGTTGCCCACCCTATGTCTAGGGTGGGGCTGGACCTCAATGCCGGCACTTTTCGTGAAGGCAATGGGGAACACCAGATGACGATGTCGCATACCTATGGTAAGCGCATTCGTCGTCTCCACCGAGTTGATTACAAGATCATGGCTCCAGACGTGATGGACAACTCCCTAAACGTCCCGTACACCGCAGCGTTTTACCTCGTTGCGGATGTGCCGGAAGTCGGGATTGCCCAGAGCGCACTGGAGGCTCAGCTTACCGCGTACCTTACGTGGCATACTGAGACATCCTTCGCAAAGACCCTGCGTTGGCTTGCAGGTGAAGTGTAGAAGGAACCATGCTCTTGCAGCATCCTGAGAGGGAGGGCCTAACGGCCCTCTCTCAACGGATGTCGTTTGTCTGTGGGAGAACATGGCGATGGACTCATCACCCCAATTTAGTTTGGAGGATTGAGTGAAAAGCCATATGCGACTCCTGCAGTGTGTTCTAGCAGATGCCGGAACACGATGTGGCACCAGCACCAGCAAGGATCTCAAAAAGATTCTTGCGAGGGTTGAAGCTGAGGGGTTATCGTTTCTCACGATAACCTTACCGAAATTCGGCAAGGACTTCGAAAAAGCCCTTGACGAACGTATGGTAGCTCAACATCTCTTTGTTGGTTTCCAAAGAGATGGGTGTCTCCCGAAATTCCTTTCGGGTTTCACCAGCCTCATCTTCAGCACTGGTGATGGACGTCTTCTTGACGAACCATCAATCGATGCGATATGGTGTGTCAGACAGATTTCAAATCTGTTCGGCAAAACATATCTTCCGTGCAGTGATGCACGGAACAATTCAGCGTTTGATGCATTCGTCAAGTGTGAGAATCAACTCATGGTTCTCGACCAATCAATTGATTACGATGATTTTCGTCGTGCTCAACGGATTGCGACAGTTGTGTTTGGGGATGTGCTATCCAAAGTCGATCGCAAGATCTTCGATGGAGACCTCATTCCCAAGCATGGACCCGGCGCGACTGCAGATCGTCTTCGCGGCAACGCGAAGTACAATCTTCGGTCGTGGACGGTGCGCTTGCAGGAGGTTTTCGAGGAATCGGAATACCTCTTTCCAAGCGTATCTCATTTTCTTGAGAGTCCGCCTACAGAGTTGATCGAACCCGGCGCTGAGATGCCCGTTAGGGTCATCACAGTACCTAAGACGCTGAAAACCCCACGAATCATCGCAATTGAGCCTGCTGTAATGCAATACATGCAGCAAGCAATCTTGCGGGAACTCGTGCCGTTACTGGAGAGAAGTGACTACCTCTGCAGCAACTTTATCGGCTTCACAGACCAAACTCCTAACCAGGAGATGGCTCGTGAAGGCTCTCTAACCGGAGAGTTGGCGACGCTCGATCTGAGCGAAGCTTCCGATAGGGTTTCCAATCAGCTCGTACGATGCCTCTTCTCACCATTCACCTGGTTTTCCAGGGGTTTGGATGCGACGAGGAGTAGGAAGGCTGATGTGCCTGGCCATGGCGTAATTCGCCTAGCCAAGTTCGCATCAATGGGTTCAGCACTTTGCTTTCCTATAGAAGCAATGGTCTTCGTGACCCTTGTCTTCTA